AGGGGGAATAGTAGCAAAAATTTAGAAAAGCCAAAAGTAAAAACAGAAATATTGAAGCCAAGCGAGTGGAGGGATTATATCCAACCACCAAAAGGCTATTACGTGGAAACAGACAGTGTAGTTGAAGCCGTATCTGATGAAGGGTATCCTTACAGATTTTATAGATTGATAAGAATTGAGGAGGTAAAACATGGAACTACTAGGGGTAGGAATTGTAATAGGGGCAATGCTAGGAGTAGCAATAATGTCGTTATGCGTAATCAGTAAAGAATGTGAGAAATGGGAGGAAGAAATAAATGATAAACGTAAATGAAGTATTTTTAAGCGGTAACGTAGTAGCAGATGCAGAACTACGATACACAAAAACAGGAAAGCCAGTGCTCACATTTAGAATGGCAACAAATAAATATGTGAATGAGCAACAGAGTACACAATATCACAACATTGTATGCTGGGTTGATGCGGAAAAATACAGTGGATTAAAGAAAGGTGATTTTGTATCAGTAAATGGTGAACTAAGAACTAGATCATATGAAAAAGACGGAGGGAAAAGATACATTACAGAGATTGTGGCCAAAGTCCTTACATATGGGTTGAAAGAAAATGAAAGTAACACAAGCAATTTTGAAAATGGGTTTGTAGACGATGATGAACCTATTCCATTCTAGGAGGAAATAAATGCGGAGAGGTAGACCAAGAAAGATATGTAGCCACTCATTTGGACCAGCAAAAAGCGGTGCGCTATGGGTAAAAGCATCATGCCCCAAAGGGAAGACATCAATTAAAGTATTCAAAGGCAAAACAGCAGGCACTTTACATTGGCTGAAAAAAGAAGAATGTGAAGATTGCCCTGCATATAGTCCTACAAAGATTTATGCAAAATAGGAGGGCAACATGCAAAACACAAGCATGGCAGGTGTTCCGATGAATTGCATAAATTGGTTGGCACTAGGTGCGGTAGTGTACGGTGCAATGGATAAACGAAATGCATTAAAAGTATTGGGATTAAAGGAACAAATAAATGCAGATGTGTTACAGCCATTGATTGACAGAGGACTAAGCCAAAGAAAAATAGCAGAAGAATTAGAAGTAAGTCAAAGCTTAATTAGAAATATTTGTAAAAAATTAGGAATTAAAACAAAACGAGGTAGAAAACAATGAAAAAAGTAATGTTAGCAGTAATGGTATTAAGCGCAGTAGTTAATGGTGCATATGCAAATGGAACAAATAATTTAGTAGGTGGTACAGATAATGTGGCAATAGCAAATAGTGCTGCAGTATTTGGATATAAAAACACTGTAAATTCTAACAATGCAATTGCATTTGGTGAAAACAACACAGTAAATGGAACAAATTCATTTGTTGGGGGCAATAATTCAAAAGCAGAAGGAAGAAATACATTTGCATTTGGTAGTCATGCAGAAGCATTGACTGAATACACATATGCAATTGGTAGCCAAGCAAGAACATCAGCATATGACACTATTGCAATTGGCAATGGCGCATATGTAAGTGGTGTATCTAGCGTTGCAATCGGTCGCACAAACAATATCACTGGTGAAAATACAGTGGTTGTAGGTGCTAATAACAAAGACATTAAAGGTAATCAATCAACTGTGATTGGCTACAATAACACAATGGCTGGTGATATGGAACAAACTATCATTGGTGCTAATAGCCAAACATCAGGCCAAGGAGCTATGGCAATTGGTACACACACACAAGCAACTGCAATTGATGCGGTAGGCATTGACAATAATATTGTGGCTGATAAGCCAAATAGCGTTGCACTAGGAACAAATAGTGTAACAGACAATGCAGTTAATCAACTGCAAGCAATGGTAAACAATACAACATATGTATTTGCAGGTACAGATGCAACATCAGTAGTAAGCGTAGGAAGTAAACAGCGTGCAGGCTTTGGCGGAGTAAAAAACTATGTTCGCCAAGTACAGAATGTTGCAGCAGGCAGAGTGGATGCATCTTCCACTGATGCAGTAAATGGTTCACAGCTACATGCTGCATATGATGCCATTAATACAATGGGTGAAGATATTGATAAAGCACTAGATGCACAACAACAATTCAATACTGCAGTACATAACACACTAGCAAATCATAAGGATGCAATTAAAAATAACACACAACGTATTGCACAACATGATGCGGACATTGCAAATAATAAAAATGCTATCAAGGCTAATGATCGTGTATTGAAAAATCATGAAGAACGCATTGATAAGCTAGAACATCAAGCAAGCAACACATTAACAAATTTAAAAGCAGACATTAAGCAATTGGACGGACGAATTAATAAAGTGGGTGCAAGTGCAGCTGCATTAGCTGGACTACATCCAATGGAATTTAACAAAGATGATAAATTTAGCACATCTGTAGCATATGGCCATTATAAAAATGCCAATGCGGTGGCATTAGGTGCTTACTACAGACCAAATGAAAAAGTATTACTTGGCATTGCAGGTACATTTGGCAGTGAAAACATGTACAACGTAAGCGCATCTTTCAAATTTGGTAAACATAGTGAATATGAACCACAAGCGAAACGTGACGGAGAAATTGAAGCTATGAAAGCACAAATTGCAGAATTAACAGCAAGACTTGATGCGGTAAGCAAATAAAATAGGTGGGCGGTATATCCGCCCTTACCTAAAACTAGGGGGCGAAGTTATGAACCATGTAACAACACTATTTAACAGTAATGAGTTTGGGGAACTAAGAACTATCATTATTGAAAATGAAGTGTACTTTGTGGCCAAGAGCGTAGCAACTGCACTTGGATATAAAGATACTGCAGATGCAATCAGAAAACATATTGATGAAGAAGATAAGCTGCGTTGGCAAATTGCCGACACAGGCCAAAAGAGGGAAACATATTTAATCAATGAGTCTGGGTTATATTCCTTGATATTGAAATCAAAGATGCCAAGTGCGAAGAAATTTAAACGCTGGGTAACTAGTGAAGTGCTTCCACAAATTAGAAAAACAGGGAGCTATGATCCACATATCCCAAAGACACTACCAGAAGCATTGAGATTATACGCAGACGAAGTAGAAGCACATAACCAATCAAAGGCTATCATTGAGCAACAGAAACAACAAATAGCGGAATATGAGCCAAAGGTTGACTACGTAGATAAAATTTTAAGCTCACAAAATGCAATGACTGTAACACAGATTGCCTATGACTATGGATTAAGTGCGATTGCATTAAACAAGATACTCCATGAAGCACACATTCAACGTAGCGTAAATGGTCAATGGATTCTGTACAGTGATCTAATGCATAAGGGGTACACAAAGACTAAGACACATACATATATGACTACTGATGGGAGATTAGAGTGCAAAGTATCAACACGATGGACACAAAAAGGTAGACTGATGATACATGAACTCCTAAAGAAACGTGGGATTAATGCCATATGTGAGGAGGTAGCATGAAGCCATTAGTATATAAAGGCCTAAGAAAGAACTTAAACAGGTCAGAATGGGTAAGCAGTGATGAAATAAAGCAAAGCTACTCACAAATAAGATTACTATCAGTAGAAAATGATACATATGCATGGGTACCTATTGAGGACGGAACACTATGTAGAGGAAGCGAAGCAAAAGACAATACAGGGCAAAGAATATACGAAAAGGACCATATAGAGTTTGATTGTAAATCAATACAAGATAAACCAATGGTAGGGGAAGTATATTACAGCGTGGATAAATACCAATGGAGATGCAAAGCAATCAACCAGCAGGACACACCACAACATGATGCGGTATTAGATTTTGACTTAGCATTTGTATTGAATAATGGGAAAGTAAAAGTAATAGGCAATAGATTAGAGGGATATGAGCATGAATGACAGATACAGAAATGTATGTAAAGCACTTGATCATATTGTAAAGTGCCGAACAAAAGAAGCAAAACAAGTATTTATACCATACTGGGGTTATGTGTTTACTCCGTCAGAGGAACTACTAAAAGCAAGAATAAGAAGAAACCTATGTAAGGAAAGTAAAGTATTTTACCAAAGGGTAAGGAGTTATTATGAAACCACCATGCAGGGAGTGCCAATTTAGAGAAGTAGGATGCCACAGTAAATGTGAAAGCTATATTCAATGGAGAGTGCAGCTAGATAAATATAACGAGCAAAAGAATATACAGAATGATGCGAGCAAATACATTAGAGATAATGTAAGCACTATTAGACACAGAATGAGAAAGCTAAAAGGATATAGCTGTACTGTAAGGGATTAAAAATGAAGTTAGATTTATGGGTAAGGCTAAATATAACAATGGCTGATGATAATAAAGTAAGTGGCTGGACACAGATATATGGAAAACATGAATTAGCTATGTACAAGAAGCCTTTTAAATCATTAAAGCCAATTGTTAATGATCACATAGAGAAAATAAACTGGTTAGCTATTTGTAATAGGTGGGGCGAAACGAACCAAGTTATAGAAGTGAATACAAGTAAGATAAAGAAATATGTTATCAAAGAGTGTATACAGCCATGTGAAGAAGAAGAATGGGGTTTAGTTAGAAAATGGTATAGAGAACACTCAAGAAAAGAACGTGAAAAAGAAGAAAAAATAAGCTAGGAGGATAAGCAATGCAAAGAAAGTGTCATAGATGTGATAGGTTATTTACACCAGATAGTCATAGCACATGGTGCCCAAACTGTAGAGCAGGCAAACCAGTAGAGCCTAGAAAGACAAAGGAACAAATAGAGCTAGAGCGCATTGAACGATTAGAGAAAGCATTTAAATACACAAGATACTGTATACAGCGTGGAAAGAAGTTCTATACAAATGATACACGTAAGGTAATATGCGGTGATTGGGAATGTGAAGAAAAACAAAGATTTGAACTTCGAAGAGAAAACTATAAGAAAGGGAAACAAAAATGAGGATACTAAGCATTGGGTTTGGGGATAAAAAGAAAGTAAAGTATGAGAAAGCAAATAATGCTGGTATTACTGAAACATATCAATTAAGTACAGAGGACGATTTTAGGCCAGAGATATTAGAAGCATATGTAAAAGCAAGAGCATTGGTGATTGAAACATTTAAAGTATTCAAACTATTTGAAGAAGAGTGGCTAAAAATTAAATCTATTAGCTTTAAATGGCATAAGGAAATGCCAAAGGTTATTACGGAAGCAAAGTATGTGCTTATAATCACAAATAAGTATGGAGATGAATGTACAATTAGCACATCATGGCTAAGTGTAATAGATGAAGCGCCAGAAAAGCTTATTCCATTAGCAGAAGAAATAGAATTATTTGTAAGAGGTGCAAGAGCGCAGGGGAAATTATGGGAAGAAAAATTGGAAGATGATGCGGTTGAGGGTGAAACATTTCACATCAATGATCTAGTACAAGAAGGGAAAGAGAATGATTAAAAACCAATTAATTTATGTAGCGCATCCATTTGGTGGAGATAAAGCTAATAAGTATTCCATTGATACAATTATGGAAAACTTAGTAATGCTAGATAAGAACAACACATATCTATCACCTCTTCACAATTTCAGCATGTTGTACTTTGATACACAGTATGCCAAAGGTTTAAAAATATGTTTGGACATGTTGAATAGGTGTAATGCATTAGTATTATGTGGAGAATGGGAAACATCAAAGGGATGTATTGGGGAATGGTCATTTGCAATAGCTAAAGGGATGCCAATATATACATGGAAAGAGTGGACTGATAAATTAAAGGAACAGGGAGATAATAGCCGATGACTGGAAGGGAATATTTAAATCAGATACGTGATACTGATTTGAATATAAGGTGTAAGGAGAGAGAAATATTTAGAATAAGACAAGATATCATGAGTCTACAAGCTATTGATTATAGTAAGGATAAAGTAAGTGGAGGGCAACCAATTACTATTGCGGATAAAGTTGCAAATCTTGATGCGGTTACAGAAGAGATTATGAAAGAATGGAGTGATTTCTTACAGGAGAGAGAGCGAGCCAGATTTATGATCAATCAAATTTGTAGTACTAAGCAAAGGATTGTTTTAGTAGATAGGTACATTAATGGATGTACATGGGAAAAGGTTGCAGAACTAATAGATTGTTCAAGGCAGAATGTTCATAACTTACATAAAAGAGCAATTAAAAAATTTGAGGAAATTTACAAAAAGGTTGCTATTATTTGACACTCAATATATGAGATACTGTATGTGGGCATGGATGAAGAGAACACTTTCAACAAGCCTCCTAGATAAACTACACACTATTAAGGACTACATCATACACAGGTCGCAC